ACCCCCCTAGAATTATTTACGGATGCAGATTGGGATAAATTTAATTCATATCTTATACACCGGTTAATTAGTATGAATCCTGATTATATAGAAATTGTAAATGAAGTTCAATCTATGAACCCTCAAGATAAAAAACAAATATATTCTATATATAAAGAACTCATTCCTGTAAATAAAAAATGGAATAAATATGTTAAATCTACTATTAAAGAACGTAGTAAAGATTTAATAGAATTTTTTAAAGGATATTTTGAATTATCTACTCGTGAAGTAAAAGAATATATAAAAATGTTGGGAGATGAAGAAATAATTCGTATATTAACCCAACACGGAATTGAACAAAAAGAAATAAAAAAATTATTAAAATGAAAAAAAAATTATATTCAATGTTAATGAATCAAGCTTTAGCAGAAAAATCTAAAGCTTTATTATCATTAGATCTACTAAGTAACCATCCAGTAGGAATAGGAGACCACTCAACAGGTGATTTTTATAATAATGCCGAAGAATCATTACAAATGCTTATAGATGCTGATGATAAAATAAAGACATTGCAAAAATATTTTAATTATTCAGATTATTCATCTAAAGAATTGATAAATGAGTGATATAATTTCAGCAGCCAAAGAAAGATTTGGGGATTTAGATTTAGTAAAAATAGATTCAACTTCTCCAATGTTTACTTTTGAATCAACTTATCCTGTAATAGCAAAAGAATTTAAAAAAATCCAAGAAGAGCAATATAAACTATTTGCTAAAAAGATGCTCGATTATGGTTTAGGTAATGTTAATCTAGGTGGGAATATGGATAATGCAGAAGATAAAAAATATTCAATACTAGGTATCCAAATTAGACTAAATGATAAAATAAATAGATTAAAAAACCTCTTAAAAAATAATATTAATTATGTTAAAAATGAATCTATAGAAGATACATTTATAGATATATCAAATTATGGTATTATAGCTCTCCTCTTACAAAGAGATAAATGGAAATAAGTGGCTAGAAAAATACCAAAAATAGTAAAGGAAATACAGAAAAATCCTCCCTCCCCTGTAAATTATTCTTACCAAAAGAATATTTCATATTCTCAATTATCTTTATATAATGGGTGCCAGCATAGATGGAAACTTCAATACAAAGATAAAATAAAAGCCTTTACTTCTTCTATCCATACAGTTTTCGGGAGTGCAATACATGAAACTATTCAAAACTATTTGGATATAATGTATGCTAAGAGTGGAGCTGAAGCAGATAGAATAGATCTAGAAGAATACTTCAGAGATAAATTTATAACTGAATATCAAACTCAATATAAATCTAATAAAAATCAACATTTTTCTAGTCCCGAGGAAATGCGTGAATTTTTTGAAGATGGGGTTAATATATTAAATTGGTTTAAAAAAAAGAGGGGAAGATATTTTTCAAGAAAAGGATGGTACCTAGTAGGATGTGAAATTCCTATTAGTTTACCCCCCCATTTTGGATACAAAAATATTATATATAATGGATTTTTAGATGTAGTGTTATACCATGAAGGAACTAATGAATTTACTATTATAGATATAAAAACAAGTACTAGAGGATGGAATGATTTAACAAAAAAAGATGAAATTAAACAATTTCAATTATTATTGTATAAACAATTCTTTTCAGAGCAATATGGAATACCATTAGAAAATATAAAGGTTGAATTTTTTATTGTTAAACGTAAAGTACCTGAAGATGTAGATTATGAGGTAATGGCACGAAGAGTACAAACCTTTAGTCCACCTAGTGGAAAAAATAAATTAAAAAAAGCAAAAAATTTAGTCAATAGCTTTATCCAGGAATGTTTTAATTCTGATGGAAAAATTAAAGATAAAGAATATCCTAAGAATATAAGTAAGTGGAATTGTGGGTTTTGTCCCTTTAAAGAAGATAAAGAAAATTGTGGAGAAGGGATAATATTTTCATAGATTATATATATGTATATTATATACTAATATAAAAATATACTACTATGGCACATAATAAAGATTTAACACTTACTAGTGTAAAAATTCAAAGTGATTTATTTGAAAATTTTAAAATTGAATGCGTTAAACGAAAATTTTCATTTCAAAAACTTGCTGATCGAGCAATTTATTTGTACCTTACAAATGAAGATTTTAAAAAGCAAATAACAAATCAAACTAATACTGAATTATAATATGAAAGAAAAATTTAAATATCTTCCCCCAGATCAAAGAAAAAAAATACTTCTTCTCTGTGATGATATTAGAGTACACTCGGGTGTAGCAACAGTAGCCCGGGAAATTGTTGTACATACAGCCCACCATTTTAACTGGATTCAACTTGCGGCTGCAATTAACCATCCAGATGTTGGTAAAAAATTTGATATTAGTGCTGATACTAATAGAGAGGCAGGTATTGAAGATGCTTCTGTATTTTTATATCCATCTAAAGGTTATGGTACTCAAGAATTATTAAGACAATTAATTGAGTTAGAGAAACCAGATGCAATACTTCTTATTACAGATCCAAGATATTTTACTTGGGTATTTAATATGGAACAAGAAATTAGGAAAAAAATTCCAATTTCCTATTTGAATATATGGGATGACTACCCAGCACCAATGTATAATAGGGGATATTATGAAGCTTGTGATTTATTAATGGGTATCTCAAAACAAACAGTTAATATTAATAGATTAGTATTAGGTGATAAAGCTAAAGATAAAATCTTAAAATATGTACCTCATGGTATTAATTTTGAGAAAAAATATTATCCCTTAGATCCTGAAACTATGGAATATAGAAATTATAAGGAATTTGTAAAAACAATGTTTCCAAGAGAACCAAAATTTGTTCTATTCTTTAATTCAAGAAATATAAGAAGAAAACAAATTCCTGATACTATGATAGCATTTAGAGCTTTTTTAGATGGGTTACCTGAAGAAGAGAGAAAAGATGTTTATTTACTTCTTCATACAGAAAGAGTTACTGATGCTGGTACTGATTTAGATAAAGTTAAAGAATATTTCTTTGATGAAAAATATGAAGATAATGTTATATTTTCTCAGGGTAAAATCACACATACAAATCTAAATTTCTTATATAATTTAGCAGATGCCCAAATTTTATTAACTTCAAATGAAGGGTGGGGATTAACCCTTACAGAAGCTATGATGGCTGGGACTCCTATTATTGCTAATGTTACAGGGGGAATGCAAGATCAAATGAGATTTGAAGATGAAGATGGAAATTGGTTTACACCAGATGAAAAAATACCTTCAAACCATAGAGGCACATTTAAAAAACATGGTGAATGGGCATTTCCAGTTTTCCCAACTTCTAGATCAATCCAAGGTTCTCCTCCAACTCCTTATATTTTTGATGATAGATGCAGATGGGAAGATGCTTTAGAACAAATTAAAAAATTATATGCTATGACTCCTGGAGACCGAAGACATTATGGTTTAAAAGGAAGAAAATGGGCTATCTCAGATGAAGCAGGGTTTACTCATACCCACCAAGCTAAAAGAGTAATAGATGCATTTGATGAATTATTTGATACTTGGAAACCAAGAGAAAAATATGAACTTATTGATACTAGTGAATATCACGGTAGATTTTTAAACCACGAAATTATATACTAATGAGCAAACCAAGATTTGTTATATCATCACCTTTTGATACTTACTCTGGATATGGTGCAAGATCTAGAGACATTATAAAAGCAATTATAGAATTAGATAAATACCAAGTACTTCTCCTTCCTCAAAGGTGGGGGAGTACTTCATGGGGTTTTTGTGAAGATCATCCTGAATGGGCTTTTTTAAAAAATCATATAGTTGCTCCTAATTGGCAACAATTCCAACCTGATATTTGGATGCAAATTACAATACCAAATGAATTCCAACCAGTTGGAAAATATTATAATATAGGTGTTACTGCAGGAATAGAAACTACAGTATGTAGAGCAGAATGGATTGAAGGAATAAACCGAATGAATACTACATGGGTATCTTCAAACCATGCAAAAAATACATTCTTAAATAGTAACTATCAAAAACATCATCCTCAAACTAAACAACCTATAGGAGAATTAAAAGTAGAAAAACCTATTGAAGTTGTATTTGAAGGGGCTAATTTAGATATTTGGAAAAATCTTCCTGATTCAGAAATAACATCTATAAACCTAGACCAAATTCCAGAAAAATTTTGTTATTTATTCGTTGGACATTGGATGCAAGGAGAGTTAGGACATGACAGAAAAAATGTTGGAATGTTAGTAAAAGGATTTTTTGAAACCTTTAAAAACAAACAAAATCAACCTGCTCTTATTTTGAAAACTTCTAATGGGGGATCTTCATATATGAGTAGAGAAGATATACTTAATCGAATAAAACAAATTAGAAAAACTGTAAACTCTAAAAGATTACCTAAAATATATCTTCTTAATGGTGAATTTGATGATAAAGAACTAAATGAGCTATATAACCATCCTAAAGTTAAAGCCATGGTTAGTTTAACTAAAGGAGAAGGATTTGGGCGACCTCTATTAGAATTTAGTTTAACAGGTAAACCTATTATCGCTACAAATTGGTCAGGACATACTGATTTTCTTAACCCTGAATACACTACTCTACTTTCGGGTGCTATAAATCCAGTTCATCCAAGTGTGGTAAATGATTGGATAATTAAAGAAGCAAAGTGGTTTGATGTTAACACAGGTGAAGTAGGAACTAAGTTAGAAGATGTTCATAAAAATTATAAAAAATATCATAAAATATCTTTAAAACAAAGAGAATATT